TTACTTTTGTTAAACAAATGGCTCCAATGCTTGTGTCTGACTTTAAGATGGGTAAACATATTGAAGTAATAGCAGAGAAATTACTACAATTAGAACGTGGAGACATTAAAAGACTGATGGTTTTTCTACCACCCAGGTCATCTAAGTCTGTTATCTGCTCTAAATTGTTTCCTGCATGGTATATAGGAAGGAATCCAGAACATGAAATACTTACTGTTTCCCATAGTGACCAGTTATCAAGTGATTTTGGTCGTAGTGTCAGGGATATTGTCAATACTGAAGAGTTTCAAGATGTTTTCAAGGGAGTGTCCCTACGATCAGATGTACGAGCTGCAGGAAAATGGAAGACAAACCAAGGAGGACAGTACTATGCTGCAGGAGTTAGATCCCAGATTGCAGGAAGAGGTGCACATATTGCGATCCTTGATGATGTCATGTCAGAAGAAGACTCATACTCTGAAGCAGGTAGAAGATATGTTAAGGAATGGTACCCAGCAGGACTAAGAACACGTATCATGCCTAATGGTTCTATACTAATCATTAACACCAGGTACCATTATGATGATCTGTGTGGATGGTTATTAAAACAAGAGGACAATGCAGGGGATTATCAAGTTATACCCTGGGATGTTGTACGTATACCTGCCTGGTTAGACGAAGAAGCTGCAGAACTCTTAGATCTTCCAGTAGGATCGAGTTATTTTCCTGAATGGAAACCAGAAGAAGTCTTAAAGGTAGATGAACATGAGATTAAAGCTGCTAATGGTGCAAGATATTGGAACGCCTTGTATATGCAGGACCCTACACCAGACGAAGGAGGTCTCATAAAGAAGAAGTGGATTAAATGGTGGGATCAAGCTGAACCACCTCCATGTGACTTTATCATACAGACCTATGATACAGCCTTCTCTACAAAAACTACAGCAGATTATTCAGTTATACAAACATGGGGCATATTCTCTATGTATGACGAAGATGAAGAAGGATATGAATCCTATCAAGGGAATCTTATTCTACTAGGAAACATTAAAGGAAGATTTGAATACCCTGAGTTAAGACGTATGACACAAATGTTATATCAAGAACATAGACCTGATGTCTGTATGGTAGAGAAGAAAGCATCAGGACAATCATTGATACAAGACATGCGTAGAGCTGGTATTCCTGTACTAGAATACTTACCTGATAGAGATAAAGTTAGTAGAGTCTATGCATCTACACCTATGATGGAGTCTGGTAAAGTCTGGCTACCTAGAAATAAAAAGTGGTCAGATGATCTTCTAGAAGAGATGTTACGCTTTCCAAATGCTGCACATGATGACCAAGTAGATGCTATGACTATGGCTATACACTACATGAAAGAGTCTTGGCATCTACAACATCCTGAAGATCCTGAGTGGGCTGACGAACCAAGAGAGAAAAAACTTGCTTACTGGCGAGTTTAGTGTTATAATAGTGTATGTCTAACATATATTGGAAGAGAGAGATATAAGATATGGGAACAAAAGTAAAATTTCAACCAACAAAAACAAAATTAAAGTATGATGCTAAAGCTGGTGATAAAATTAATTTTGATTTACAAGGTTATGTTAAACATAGTAGTGTTTTAAAAAAGAAACCTTTAGAAGGTTCTAAAGTAAAAGGTACAGCAGAATATAAAAGTGGTAAACACTCTGTTACTGGAGAAGTTAATTACAGACCTGGTAAAGGTAAAGGCTCTGCATCAGCTACATATAAATATAAATTTAAAAAGGGTGGACAGATATAATGGCTACAGAACGTAATCCCTTTGAACAGATACCAGAAGAAATTTCTAATGTAATAGATATGCCACAAGCTATGGAAGAAGGAGAAGGTCCTGCATTTTATCCTGAAGATGATGGTGGTGTAACTGTAGACTTTACAGAAACAACTATAGAAATGGAAGCTGAAGAAACCATACAAGAATGGTATGGAGATATTACAGATAAACTAGAAGATAAAGACCAAGAAGAAGTTGCATCAAATGTAGTAGATAATTATACGTCAGATAAAGAATCTCGTGCTGACTGGGAAGCTATGTTTGAAAAAGGCTTTGATCTACTAGGATTAAAGATACAAGAAACATCAGAACCATTTGAAGGTGCATGTACAGCAGTACATCCAATGTTAATAGAATCTGCTGTTAAGTTTCAAGCTAAAGCAATACAAGAATTGTTTCCACCTGCAGGTCCAGTAAAGACACAGATCGTAGGTAAAGCTACTCCTGAAAGAGAAGACCAATCTAATAGAGTTCAAGACTTTATGAACTATCAAACAACAGAACAGATGCCTGAGTACTTTGATGAGATGGAAAGAATGTTATTTCATTTACCATTAATAGGATCAGCCTTTAAGAAAGTATACTATGATGCTAATCTTAAAAGACCAGTATCTGAGTTTGTTCCTATAGATCAGTTCTATGTTTCTTACTATGCATCTAATCTACGTAAGTCAGATAGATACACACATGTTATCTATAGAAGTCCTGTAGATCTTGCAAGAGATATACGTACAGGTATCTATAGAGATATAGAGTTACCAGAAGCAACTAATCCAGAACCTACATCTTTTTCTTCTAAGATGGATACTATTATAGGATTATCTCCAACAGGAACAAATGATCCACAGTATACATTACTAGAACAACATTGTTATTTAGAAATAGAAGAAGATTATGCTCTTCCTTATATTGTTACAGTAGAAGAGCAGTCACAACAAATTTTAAGTATTCGTAGAAACTATAAGAAGGATGATAAGAATCAGGAGAAAGTGTCACACTTTGTTCATTATAGATTCGTGCCAGGCTTTAGTTTCTATGGATTTGGTCTCATGCACTTTTTAGGTAACTTAACTATGACTGCTACAGCAGCTATGAGAAGCCTAGTGGATGCAGGTCAATTTGCAAACCTACCAGGAGGTTTCAAAGCAAAGGGTGTAAGGATTGTTGGAGACAATGATCCTATTAGACCAGGTGAGTTTAAAGAAGTTGAAGCAACAGGGCAAGATCTTAATAAGGCAATAATCTCTCTCCCCTATAAAGAACCTTCCCAGACATTGTTTAATATGCTTGGCTTCATTACTCAAGCAGGTCAGAAGTTTGCTGATAGTACAGAACAAGTTGTTTCTGATGCATCATCTTATGGACCTGTTGGTACTACTATGGCTTTACTAGAAGCATCAAGTAAGTTTTTCTCTGCTATACACAAGAGATTACACAAAGCTCAAAGAGACGAGTTTAAAATACTTGCACAGATAAATTATGATTATCTTCCTTCAGAGTATCCATATGAAATACCTTTTGCAGAGAAGAATATCTTTAAAGAAGACTTTGATGGCAGGGTAGATGTCCTTCCAGTATCTGATCCTAACATACCATCAAACGCTCACAGGATGATGATTTCTCAAATGGCATTACAAATGGCACAGCAATCACCTCCTGGTATGTTTAACCTTGAAGCACTTAATAGAACTATACTAAGTGCTGCTAATCTACCTAACTTAGAACAAATACTACCACCTAAACAAGAACCACAACAAATGGACCCTGTGTCTGATATAATGGCTGCAACAAAAGGTATACCTATTGCATCATTCCCAGGACAGAACCATGACTCACATATACAAGTTAAGATGATGTATCTACAAGATCCTCAGAATGGTGCTAATCCTATTATGGCTAGATTAAAACCTATACTAGAATCTAATGTACAAGAACATTCTGTATTAAAGTACCAAGAACAAATGAATGGTATGGCAAGAATGGCAATGGAACAACTAGGTCCAGAACAAGCACAGAATCCTTCTGTAGCAGAGTCAGCTATGGTTGCTGCAGCACAACAAGTAATGAATGCTAATATGGCTGCAGGTCAAGCAGAGTCACCTGAACAACAAATGGTTGCATTAGAAACAGCAAAAGTAGAATTAGAGAAACAAAAACTACAAGCTACTATGGCTAAACATTCTGCAGACTCTGCATTAGATGCACAGAAACTAGAACTAGAAGAAGCTAAGTTAATGGTAACTGCAGGAAAAGAAGGTCAATCTGCTATAATGAAAAAAGAAAAAGGTGATCTTGATAGAGCAAGTAAAGAGACAATGAAGTCTTTAGATATAATGGCAAAAGCTGCACTAGCAGATCAAAAAGCTGAAATAGATATGGAAAAAATTCGTATGAGTGCTTTAGAAAAAGTATCTCAAATGGAGGATCTGGATGATAGACAAAGAAGTTTTAAACTTATTGATGTCATGTCAGAATTATTAAAAGAAGAAATGAAAGGAGATGATCAAGATGCCAATGGGGAATAAAGCTTATCCTGTAAAAAAAGGTGTTACTGATGGACATCCAACCCATGTAAAAAATGGAGATGGTGGTATGTATGGTGGCATAGAAGAAGCAGGTTTTAAGGCACGTAAAGGAGAATTAAATCAGTTTGATAAAGATTCTTGGGAAGACCCAACACCAACAACAGGAACAAGATAAAATAATCTAGGGTACATTTTTACCTATTGACTGACCTAGCAGACAAGCCAAGACAATAGGGTTAATTTTATGGAGAATAAAATATGGCACAAACAACATTTAGTGGACCACTCAGAGCAGAGAATGGTTTTAAACAAATAACAGTAGATGCTTATGGAGCAGCTACTACAAATTTAGATATTGATTCTAGTGGTAATGTTACTGGTAGTGGAAGTTTAAATCTTAAAGCAAAGGTAGATAGTTCTCAATTTGATACTACAGATGCTATTGATGAAACTTTAACTACTGCTCAAACTGGAACTATATTTTCAGTAGATGGAACAGCTAATAAAGTAATTAATCTACCAGCACTTAGTACATCTAACCCAGGAATATGGTATGAATTTTTTATAAGGGTGGCAGTAGGTGGTGGTGCAACAATTACAGTTGTACTCCCTGGTTCAGGAGTTTCTAACTTTTATGGACAACTTCAATTAGCTGCAGGTACAGCATCAAATCCAGCTTCTGATGTAGCAGGAGATACTATAACTTTAGCTAATTCAACATTAATTAATGCAAGAATTAAAGTTACTTGTATTACTGATGATGGTACTAATTCTACCTGGAAAGCTGAAACATTATCTTCACCAATAGCAACTATTGCTTAATTAATTAATAATATAGAAAGGAATATATCATGTGGAAATCACCAACTATAAAAGAAGTAGCTGTAGGTTTAGAAATTAACTGCTACGCATGTGCAGAAATTTAAACTAAACATATGGAAATATGGGATGAGGTCATTAAAGAATACAATAGTGAACTCGATAAATTAAGATTAACAATCTCTGGTGGGCAAGCTGATTCGTTTGCCCATTATAGACAACTCGTAGGACTTGTTCAAGGTATTGAATGGTCTCGTAACAACTTAACTAATATAGTTAAAAAAAATATGTATGAAGAGGATGACTAATGCAACAGGCACATTTAGGTAAAACTATAAAGAACGATATGTGGATAACAAACGAAGAAGACGAAGCTACTCCAGATGTCCTCCCTGAACTTCCAGGTTTTCATGTACTCGTAAGACCTGTCTCAGTAAAAGAAAAAACTAAAGGTGGTATATTACTACCTAACTCAACAAAAGAAGATATGTCTTATTTAACAACTGTAGGTAAAGTTATTAAATTAGGAAGTCTTGCTTATAATGATACAGATAAATTTCCTA